AAATCCGAGACCGTCTCACACCAGATCTCGAAGGGTTTGACAGCCTTTCCGCCGGCTTCACGCTTCATCGCGTTCCACGCTAGGAAAAGAATGTCATTGACTCCAAGATTGTTGTGTGCGTCTTGAATTGTTCGACCGAATTTGATCTCCCATTTCTGCCACTCCGGGACGCTCGCCGTGTGTACGGCTGACTCCCCGGAATGGTGTTCGATTGTGATTTCTAGCTTCATCTCCCGATCTCCTTTTTAGCTGAATGTCTCGGCTGGAGTGCCGACGACCAAAAATGAAAGTGAAAGCGTTTGGGCTCCGGGAGCCGCTCCGCCTACTGATGGATAGACCGGCATAACTTGGAACGCAAAGACCGCGCCGGTCGTAGCTGTAAGGCTTACGGCGAGAGTTGTGTTCGGTGCTGTGTCGGCGGCTGTCCATAGAGCTTCGGATAGAGAGCTTGCGACTCCCCAATCTGCAAGCATTTCAACATCGAAAGTCCATTGATCGTCGATGTGTTTGTAAGCCTTGCCATCGAGTGTCTGATAGGTGTCGATGACTGGCGCATTGGTAAGAATTGCGCTGGTAGCTTGTGCGTCGTAATTAACGGTCGCGATCGTCAAAACTAGATCGCGTCCGGTGATGACGGTCGTTGGCATTCTTGCTCCTTAGTTGGTTTGAGTGTAGTAGGTCGATACATTGATATCGGCGGCGAGTAAGTTACTTGCTCCGACAGATGTGACAGTCGGACGCTCGATCTGTCCGACGACATACCCTGACGGAATGACCGCCAGAATTTGAAGGATTAACTTTTCAAGATTGTCAAGAGATCCCGGGTTTGAGTTATACGCAACCGCAACGGTGATCGTGTAGTTGAGAAGTAATTTGATCGATGACTTGCCGATGAGATTGATTTCCATATATGGCGATGACGGGACAATCACTACAGCTGGAGGAATGATCGCTTCCGGGACATAAGAGTAGACATTCCCAGCGACAGAGCTGAGAGCTGTGGCAAGGGTTCCGCGAACATCTGCCGAGATCGATGAGGCTGGCATTTCTAGCCTACGATCGAATCGACATCGACTTGGTTCCCTAAGAGCCCGGAGATTCTGTTGTAGAGAGAGCGACCCATTCGGAATGGGCTTGGAGTGAAATCGACTCCTTCGATTTGACCACCGGGAGCGACACGGGATTGAAAGACCTCGACTGAAACATTGAGAACAGCCGATTCGACATTTGAATTTCCAACATAGATCACGGCGGCGGCTTGTCCAGAGAGTGTCGCTGTACCGGCTGGAATGCTTGCGCGGAATGTGATGTCTGCGTTGGTTAGAGCTTGCGTAAAAATATACGGCGTGAGCTGTGTGTCGGTGACGGCGCGTGTGCCGTTAAAAGTTGAAGGAACGACTCCAGCGATGATGATTGATTGACCGACAACAAATTGATGAGGTCTTTGAGTTGTAAAATACGCGACATTTGATTCGATCTCGACATGAGTGACGGCGACTGTGTGCGCTGTCAATAGCGGAAGGATTACGCCTTCGGCTGTGTCGATTATGTCGTCAAGATAAGCGTCTGAGTAAAGAGACGACGAAACACCAAGTACCGCGCGAAGCTGTGAAGCTGTGACGATACTTGGCATTTCATCTCCAATCTGCTGAGCCCGTCGGGAGCGGCGGACTCATGTCTAAGGGTGTTACTTATTGTTACGGAATGCTCCGCCGGCAAGCTTGATCGCGCAAGCTCCGAAAGAGTAGACGCCAACATTTATTGATCCGTCAGCTGTTGACTCGGCGCGGAGGTTGTATTGAGAACCTTCGTACCATGTATAGGCGTCTGGATTGACGATGATCATCGATCCGTCATCTGATCCGGCTGGAGCTGAGAAGTCTGCGAATAAATCGAGACCGGCGACATTTCCGCGAAGTGATGTAGGAGTCACAACACCGGCGTTATTGCTTGGATTAGAAGCAACATAGATCGGAGTTCCGCCGTTGTTGAGTGACATTGTGTTCGCCCATTGTGAGGCTCCCATAATGATATTACGAGCGAAGCCCTGTGTATTTGAATAGACAGAAGCCGCACCGCGTGAAACATAAGCCAACAATTCGGCGGCTGTTGGAAGCGCGGCGAGTGTTGTTCCGTCGATGGTTGCGTTTGCTACGAGGATCGAGCTGACATAGGCATTCTGAGCCTTAGCCATAGCCGCCACCATATTATTAAGAAGTTCGGTGTAGAAAAGTGGTGAAGTTCTGGTCAAAAGTTCAACCGTGAAATTCTGTTGTCCAGCAAATTTCTTAACCGGAACAGATACGAATACGGATTCCATATTGGTATCGCTGAACGCTGAGCCTTGATTTGTTTCGGCTACGGTTGGAGCGACTGTGATCTTTGGAATTTCAAAGGTCATTCCTGCGTCTGGCAAAGTTCCGCGAGAGATCGCGTCGATTGATGGACGGATTGTGTTTGATACTCCGTTGATGACTTCGGTTAGTTGACGAGTTGGAACGAGTCCAGCTGAGTCGGTTGTGTTGTTGTCTGCCGCCAAAATATATTGACGAGCGTCCTCGCTACCGAGAGCCGCTTTGATTTTGTTTTCTAGGTATTTTGGAGCGGAGAACTCCAAGCGTGGTGCTGTGTAAGCGAGTGGAGTTCCACTAGCTTGGATATTCCGAGAGGCTTCAACCGTCTCGACGGCTGGAGCTTCGTTGACGATTGAGTCGGACACTTCGTCTCCTTCTGTTGGTGTTTCCTCTGACGGTGTGTCAGAAGCTTCGGGTATTGCTTCGGTCGCGGCTACATCTGAGACGCGAGCTGATTTGAATGCTGGATTCGTGACAAGTGCCACGCCGACGATCTCTCCCGAGCTGACGACCATCGTTCCAGCTTTGTCATAAGTAAATTCGTTAGCCATAACTTCGACTGAAAATCCGTCACGGAGTCCATCTTGAGCCTCGACGAGCGCGTCAGATCCGGCGGTCGTGTTGGCTATTTTGAACACTCCGTCGATTGCTGTCTTATCGTTTGAGAAATCCATTGACATACTTTTTCCGATTGGACGAGTTCCGTCATGCTCTAGGTTTAACTTCACCGGAGCCGGAGTCAAGCTTCCATCTTTGAACATTACTTTTCCGGTCGACGCGTTAGCGGTCTCATTAAAGCTGACGATCCGACCTGCGATGGTTCGCTTGATCGAGTCGGCGGCTGTGATCTGGATTGGGATTTCTAGCTTCATGAAATTAGTTCCTCATCTCGTCGGATTTCATCGACGCTCATCACGCCAATTCGATTTAGTATTTCGTAAATCTGAGCGCGCTCTAGGGCTGAACCGCGCAAGAAGTCGTCGAAGTCGTAGCGGATAACCGTGTTTGAAGCTACGAAATCCGACTGTGAAAGTCTTTCCTCAATCGCCGTCATGATATTTCTCAAGCTAAAATCGATCAAAGATTTTCGCTCGGATACAGCGTTCGAATATGTGAGAGTGTTGACATCGGCTCCCAAGAAGTACGCCGGAATTCCTACGGCGCGAGCGCATTCTAGAGCGATGTACTGACGGGCAGAATTTAGCTGTAATTTCTCGGGATCAAATCCAAGTGATGTCAATTCGACATCGGCATTCAAGAACGCGGTCGCGCGAGTAGAACGAGCTACACGCCAAGCGTCGAGAAGCTTTGTAACGCGATCTGCCGGAAGTGCTGTTCCGTTAGATTTTAAGACCATCATCGGGACGGGCTCTTTTGCGTAAAGTAGAGCCGCCTTTTCAAGCTCCACAGCTGAGAGGATTGTTCGTCCAGCGCGGTTAAGTAGACCTTCGTCTAGTCCGTAAAATACTTTGAGAGAACCGTTGCCAAAATTGGGAACCGTCATTCCATCGACGCGATACCCGGTGATCTCTGTGCCTTCGGCATTAGTAACGATTGAGACGCGAGTTGGAGCGATTCTTTGACCGGCGCGACATCTGCCGTCCTCGGCGTAGGAATCGGTTTGTTGTAAATAGGCATACCCGTAGAAAAGTAAATCCTCTGCAATCCAAGCCCAGACAGCGGAACCGGGAACGCGAGGATCGGGTTGATTTATCACTCTGGGAGCTTCGACGCGTTCGCCGGTTGACTTTATTCTTTGCTCCATTGGCAAGCTTGCGATCGTTGAGCAGATTATCGATCTGGCGCGACTGATCGCTGGGACACTCATCGCCTGAGCGCGTGTAGCTGTTAAATTACCGGCAAAGATATTTCGTGAATCGGTCGTGTTGAATGGTGCGAGATCGGCGGCAGATACATCGATTGGAGATGGGACGGCGTTAAGTTTTATTTCTGGCGCACCGATCAAGATGTCTCTCAATTTCATGGCGCAATTCTAGGCGATCCGCTACTCCTAACCGACGAGAATGTCAATCTCCGTCTCCGGGCGTGTCGCGTAATGTGTCGCCAGAGCCGACGCAACCGTCGCGCATACAGCGGTTTTTGAAGCTTTGCGACCAATCACCCAAGCCCCGTCACCATAGGGCAATCTCACAGCTGAAAGAACTTGCTTTGTGAGTTCGGCTTGATTTGAGTGAACCAGCCGTCCCGAAGTAATCGAGCCCAAGAATTCGTCGCAACTTTGCGCGTACTCCGCGCCGTCGCAATCGATCACCGGGAATCCGGCAGGGATTAGCCTAGCCGCCACAGCTGACGCCGTTCGCTTTGAGAATACAATCTGATCGACTGAATACTTGCGAACATATGGCGCGATGTCATTCGCGATCTGTTTGTCATCAAGTGAGATTGGATTGTGCCAAGTGTGCAAGAGCTGGATCTGGAATTTCTCGCCGTCGATTCTTTGAGCGGCTACGAGTGCGCCATTTCTGCGATCTGGAGACAGATCCAAGCCGAACCAGACTGTCTTTCCCGGATCAAGTGCAACATCAGAATCCCCGGCGTTCGCCCATTCGACCGGCGGAATGCAAGGGTTGATCGTCTCGACCCATTGGCAAAGAACTTCCGTCCGAACGACATCGATCGGATCATTGAGAACAGCTTTAAGATTGTCGATGTGAATCGTGTGACCGAGTGATGGATTCGCGCGACGCCAACCTTCAACATCATCAATCCGGCAACCGGCTGGAGCTGAGTATTCGAAGTATCCGATCTCATCGTCGCCACCTGCCGCCGCCGCCAGACCACGCTCTCGAAGTTGATTAAGAATGATCGAGTGATTGTCACCGGCGTTTGATAGAGTCCAGACTTGCGGATTTTTCGCGCTCATCATGGTATATCTCATTGAAGCCCAAGCGTCCTCGTCTTTGTGTTCGCGAAGCTCGTCCATAAATACGGTCTCCGGCTTTGAGATACCACGCGCCGCCGCGTTCGCCGCTTTGACGATATAGCGGTTCCCATTCTTTAGCTCTATCTCCTCGGCTCCGTGAGCCCATCGGATTTTCTGTACTTCCTCAGCTAGTCGATCATTGGATTCGATTAGGTTGACGATGTGCCGGAAAGTCTCAAGCGATGTCGTGAGCCGGTGAGCCGATCCGATTTGGAGTCCGTCGTTCCACAGATACATTCCAGCCATGATCCGAACCATCATCATCGTCGATTTTCCATTTTGACGGGCTACTACGACACAGATATTTGAGTGTTTCCACCGTCCATCGGGCTTGACTTTGTGCGCGTGTTCGGCGATCCAATTTTGCCAAGGAAGCAAAGGGAGCCCGATCTCGGTTGCAAATTCGCTTAACTCTGAACCCCGGGACGGTAGATCGTTGAGCGGCGAGTGGATTCTTGGCGTGTTGTAGCCGTAAATCACACCGCCTTCTCCCAGATCAGCCCGATCATCACCGATCACGACCAAGCCGTTTCTATGCTTTGTCATGACTTACCGATTCCGTCGGTTGTGAGCCGTTTTGCGGTGAGAAAATACCATGAGGGGTCGGCCGACAGGGCGAACTCGGTTACCAC